CATCAGAAAGGGTTTTATACAAAGTATACTCCTTGATAAGTTCAGTATTCTTACCAAAGTGTTTTTTTAGAATTTGGATTGCTACGGATTCATTTGAAGAAATAATATCCGATGTTATTTGACGTGTTAATAATTCAAATAACATTCCAGTATTTTTAAACTTTGAATGTTTTATTTTTCTCATTTTTAATTATACCTGTTAGTGCACACTTACATAGAATAAATATAGACAATCTCATAATTCATCTAATAAATTGTTCTCATTTAGTAAATTTGGTTCATTTTCTTCGGAAATTTTTGTTGATTTTAGACTTTCCGATATAATTTTTTTAGTTTTTACCTTAACACCGGCCATATCACTTATCAATCTTTCCATATCTTTTTTCATTTTTTTACTTTCATTTGATAGTGGACTGCCGTTTCTGTAATCATGTTTGTTTGATTGATTAACTTTTAATGTATTACCAACATCTTTTTTACCGATAGGATCTCTTCCGAAAGGACTATCATCGGTTGAATATGATAAGTTCTTAGCAGGTCTTCCTGCACCAGGCCAACCGCCTTCTGGAACATCTACATCGTTTATCATTTTACCACCACCTTTTACGTGCATACTTGCAATGTCATGTGGTGTCCCAAATGATTCCTTTGTTATTGCAGGATCATTTCCTTCACTTTCAATTTGTGTTTGACGGAACTTATGTTTAATATCTTCAAGTATCTCATTCTTTTCAAATTCTGCCTGGTCATCTGTCAGATTGAATATATTTGCATAGATGTATTTCAAAGAGAATAATTTATTTTCAATGAGTTGTGATGCCAAATCCACTCTCTCTTTCATAAGAGCAACTTTTTCTTGTTCATATACAATGGATGGACTTGTTAAATTTAACTCAAAATTAACAAGGTCTGCATTTTCATAACCTTGTGAATATAAATGAACTATTGCAATTTTTGTCAATTCGGATAAAACAATTCTTTGTATTCTTTCTATTGTTCTTGCAAAACGAATATCAAGAGCAGCAAGAGTTGCCTTACCTTCTGTTGTTTCATCATATCCCAAAAATGCTTTTGGTATTTTTAACGCAGCAAATATTTTACTTTTAAGATATTCCACATCTTCTATTGCCTGGTATTGTAATCCAGGAAGTGTTTCTATATTTGTTGCAGATTGTGAACCACGAACAGGAAGATAATAGTCTTCCAAAAGATTTTGCATATTAAAACGAAGATTATATTGACCAGTCTTTTCATCAACGATTGGTACTTTTTTCATTTTGTTCATCATAGATTGTATGTATTGATCAACTTCACCAGGTGGTATGTTTCCAATATCAACTTTAAAGACTCTCTTTTCAGGAGCACGCATAATACGATGTATCAACATCGCATCTTCCATAAGAACTAATTGTTTGTAAAGTTTACGAGCACCTTCTAACATAGATTTACCATAAGGTAAAAAGTTTGTATCACCCATTAAACGAAAATGTGCAATTTCATAATTTTGAAATTCACCCTTCCCAAGAGGTCCCTCATAAATAAATTTTGTCATGTAAATATGTTCGGGATCAGTTCCTTCTTCTCTTTGCATTTCATATGGTGAAAATGGAACAACATTTGTTACACCCAATCCCTCTTTCACATCAAGATACAGATAGAAGTCACCGTACTTACAAAGATTACGAACCCAAGGCCATAGATTGTATTCTATATTAAGAATATCGTAAAAAAGATTATGAAGAATTTTACGAATATTATCGTTGTCAGTTCTAATGGTTAGAACATCGCCGGTATCGTTTTTAAGAGTGCTTTCATCAGAATAGATGTCAAGTGCAGATGAAATAATGGCATCGGTGTCCATTGCTTCATAATCAGTATAAAGGTCTATCTTTGTAGCAGAAAAAGAGTTGTATTGATTGTATACGGATATTGGGGTTCCTCTTGAACCATGCAATCTTCCATATCTATCAACAACTTTTGATGTATGTGGGTTTCCATCTGCCTGATAACGGGCTGTATCAACAACCTTTAATCTTTTACCGCCAACATTTCTTACAACAACATTGGTAGAAAAAAGCGTTTTCAATCTATCAAACAAAGATTTTCTTTCTGCCATTTATCACCTATTTTTAATTATTATACATGAATATAAATATGTTTGAAAAAAATGAAAATTACTTTATTAACCAAGTTAAATCTTCATCGTTTCCTCTAACTTTCATAGACCAACCATCATCAAATTGATTGTCAGTCGTTGATTGGATTTGACCACCTTTACCCATATAATCCAAACTCATACGAGTTCTAGTCAAACCTTCTTGACGAAGTTTTATTGCAGTATCTCTAACCCAAAGACCAATGGCAAATGACATAACCAAATCATCATTATATCCCGTCTGTGCTTCAGCTTTAGATCCATTCCAAATAAAAACATAAAGTTCTTCCGTCAATCTTGAAGATTTTATTATAGGAGTTCTTTCACGAAAATATGTTTCTAATTTTGAAACGAGAAGTGGTCTTGTTTTTGTACTTGTTGTGAAACCAGGAACCATTTGTGATTTATCTTTAATATCATATCCTTTTGGAATATGTACTGACGGATCGATATATCCATCTTCTCTATACGTGTAATAGAGATTTGGATAACCTCTATCTATTACTTGTTGAATAACTGCCCAACCAACATTGGCATTTTCTATCACCAGCATTGCATCGTTATATTCTGTTGCAACTGATACTAACATATTACCGAATGATTTAGTATCTTGTTTACCTTTATATTCTGCAACTTGTTCCATGTTATCAACATCAAGTACATGAAATGCAGAATAATCATTTCCATCACCACGAGCAACATCGGCTACAACAATATAACTTTTCGATGGTTCAGGATATTCCCATATCCAATATGAATCCTCTGCACCACGTTTTTCTTTTGGTTCACATACATAAGTATCTTCATACCATTTAACCAATTCTCCATCAATAACTGCTCTACCAGATGCAAGAAAGTTTCCATCACATTCTTGTTTTGCCATATCAGGACCAAGAAGTGTATCCTGTTCATCACGCCATTTTTGGTCTCGGTCTGGATGAACTTGCCAAAGTAACTCTATTGGATTAAATGAACTTTCACCGAGTTTTGCCTTAACCCATTGTTTATGATAAAAGTTACCAACACCGTTTGGGGTTGAGTTAATAATTGCAGTTCCACCAGTTGCAAGTGTTTGTTGTGCAGATGCCCATATTTTATCTATCCCATCAATAAAGGCGGCCTCATCTATAATCAGAAGTGAAAGTGCTTCAGAACGAGCAGAATCAGCAGCAGCAGAAACGGCTTTAATTTGTGAACCGTTCTTAAAACGAAGTGAAAGTTTATTATCTTCTTGAACACCGGTCTTTAACCAACTCGGCAAATTGTCATACATAACACGAACTTTTGTTACCAAGTTTTTTGCAGTTTCTTGTTTCGTTGCAATAACAAGAATATTTTTATCTTGATTAAATAACATTAACCAAAGTGAATAACCTGCAATTAAAGTTGAAATTCCTAACTGACGAGATTTTAAAACTATATTCCATCGATTGTTATTAAATTCTTTTAAGACATCTTCTTGGAATGGATATAAATTAAAAAGTATTTTGCCACGAGTTGGATGTTGAATTTTTGCATACCGTCTCATAAAGTAAACAGGATTTGATGCACACTTTGCAAATTCCTCTTTTATTATGTCTTTAAGATTTTTGGTAACTTGACTCATTGTACGACTAAAATTATTCCAACAACAGAAGCGGCTCCTGTTAGAAACCACAAAAATTTATTATCATACCAACGAGGTTGGAGTTCTTGATTTATTTTTTCAAGTTCTTCGCTTCTTTTTTTACAAGCGGCAAGTGCCTCATCTCGGTTTTTTAATTGTTGTATAAACATTTCTGATCTAGAAACATATAAATCTATTACAGTATCTTGAATATTAACAACTGCAGTTAGGTATTCAACTGAATCTCGTATGAGTTGAATTTTATTCCACAATTTAGTTACTTCGGGTTTTGTAAAACAAAC